AAGCTCGCAAGCTCTGTTTGCTAGGCGCAACGGACGCGGATCTCGCCGACTTCTTCGAGGTTTCTGAGCAGACAATCAACTCGTGGAAGATCGCCCACCCTGAATTTCTTGAGTCCATAAAAAACGGAAAACTCCTAGCTGACGCAACCGTGGCTGATCGCCTTTATAAACGAGCAACCGGCTATGAGCATGAAGCGGTCAAGATCTTCAATGCGGATGGTGAACCGCTGATCGTCCCCTACACCGAACGCTACGCGCCTGACACTACGGCGGCCATATTCTGGCTGAAGAACCGGCAAAGGGATAAATGGCGTGATAAGCAGGATGTTGAGCACACAGGCGCAGATGGCGGCCCTGTGGAGGTGCAGACGATCCGGCGCGTCATAGTGGACCCCAAGAAGGACTGAGCATGTCGCTGGTGTTGGAAATTCCGACTGCCCGCGTCTTTGAGCCGCTCCTGGCGCCGAGCCGATACAAAGGCGCTTATGGAGGTCGAGGCTCAGGAAAGTCGCATTTCTTCGGCGGCTTGGTGGTCGAAGAGCATCTGGAAATGCCCGGTCATCGCACCGTCTGCGTCCGCGAAATCCAGAAATCTATTGCCCGATCATCGAAGCAGTTGATCGTAGATAAGATCAATCAGTTTAACCTGAACAAGCATTTCGACGTGCAGGATCAGGTTATCAAGACGCCTGGCGACGGGCTGATCATCTTCCAGGGCCTGCAGAGTCATACGGCAGACAGTATCAAGTCCCTCGAAGGATTCGACCGGGCGTGGATCGAAGAGGCGCAATCGATCAGCGCCTATTCGTGGCGAATGCTGCGCCCGACATTCCGAAAGCCCGGATCAGAGGTATGGGCAAGCTGGAACCCATTTTCAGCAGAAGATGCCATTGACGAGTTTTATCGCGGCGTAGGGTCGAACAGATCGGACCTCGTGGCCGTTCGTGCCAACTGGTCAGACAATCCGTGGTTCGATGACGGCACATTGCCAGTCGAGCGCGAGGAAGACCGCAGGGCGCGCCCTGACGAGTACGATCATGTGTGGGAGGGCGAATATCTCTCCATTTCGGACGCGGTGATCTTCAGAAACCGTATCAAGATCGAAGAATTCGACACGCCTGCCGACGCTGAATTCTATCTAGGGGGCGACTGGGGCTTTGCTAAAGACCCATCCGCGTTCGTGCGCTGCTTCATTCTTGATGACGCACTCTATATCGACCACGAATCCGGTGACGTGGGCATCGAAATGGACGAGTTGCCGAGTGAGATGCGGAAGATCCCCGGCGCCGATTTGTGGCCATGGAAAGGCGATAATGCGCGCCCTGAGACGATCTCGTATCTGGCGAACCGGCATCGCTTCAAAATTACCGCAGCAGACAAGTGGAAGGGCAGCGTCGAAGACGGCATTGCTCGCCTGAAGGCGTTTCGCAAGATCGTCGTTCATCCTCGTTGTGTGAACGTGGCGCAGGAATTCCGGCGCTACTCCTACAAGGTTGATCCGAAAACCGAGCGTATTCTACCGATCATCGCTGACGCCTGGAACCACTGGATAGACGCGCTTCGGTACGCGCTGGACGGTGTGATTCAGAACCGCCGCAAGCGCCCCGACTTTTCCGCATTTAACGCCCTACCCAACCGCAGACGATAGGCCCCTCCATGGCAGCTTGGTTCACCCGCAAGGCCGCAACACCGGCTGCGCGAGTGGAGCCGCGTCCGGCCGAAAGGAAAGAGCCGCGCTTTTCGTTCGCGAGGTTTGCGCAGGATGCTGATCTTGCCGAACTAGCGCGCGTCGAGGCGGCCACGCAGTCGTTCCAGCCCTACCAGCCTCCGTCTGGCGTGCGTGGTGCTGATATCGCCATGGACGATGCCATGTCCCTCCCCGCCGGATTCGGCGCGTGGGCGGCCGAGAACATCGGGATCATCGAAGGTTACATCGCAGACGGCCTGAGTTTTCAGGGTTATCCGTATCTTGCTCAGATGATGCAGCGGGCCGAATTCCGTAAGCCGGTCGATGTGCTGGCCAAGGAGTGCACCCGCGAGTGGATCAGGTTCCGCAGCAAGAAGCAGGCGAGCCAGCCGGGCGAGGACAAAGCGGCTGCTGAGCGGCTTGCCGAGATCGAGACGGCCTTCAAATCTTTCAATGTCCGCGAGGTAATCCGCGAGCAGATCCGGCACGGCCTCGGCTATGGCGTAGGTCACGTCTGGGCTGACGTTGGTGATCTCGGTTACGGCGCACTGGACCAGGAACGGCCTCTGCGCGTCAACAAGACCGGCATGAAAGAAGGGTCTCTTCGCAGATTTGCGAACGTGGAGCCGATCTGGACAACACCAGCAAATTACAACGCTGATACGCCGCTGCGTGACGACTTCTACAAGCCTTCTGTCTGGTGGGTGCAGGGTTCACGGGTCCACTCTTCCCGCATGAAGAGCCTGGTCCCCTTCCCCGTCTCGCAGATGCTCGCACCCGCCTTCAACTTCGGCGGGCTGTCACTAACGCAGCAACTCAAGACCTACGTCCACAACTTCCTGCGCCTGCGTAACAGCGTGTCGAGCATCGCGGCCAACTTCTCGAAGCTGGTCCTGCTGACCGACATGTTCGGGAACATGGCCACGCCTCAGCACGCGGACTATGGCGATATCAATCCGAATTCGCTGACCGGACGCGCCAGCCTGCTTCAGTCCATTTCGGATGGGCAGGACACGATCGTGGCAGACAAGGAGACCCGCAGGAGCTTGCCAAGGTCTCGCAGGCCTTCGCGCGCCTTGGTGTCTCGGACTTCATGGACAAGAGCGGCAATATCCAAGGTGATATCGTCGCCCGACTCAACCGCAGCGTTCATCAGAACCACATCAATAATCAGGTTGCGCTCGGCTACATGCGCGATCTGAACTTTGGCGAGGGGATGATCAATCAGGTTTTGATGGACCCGAAGAAGTTTGCGGACCTTCAGAACCAACTCAAGAACATGCCAGCGCCGTCCAAAGCAGCCACAGAGGCATCGCGGCAGCTTTATCAGGACTGGAATATCCTAACACAGCAATCCGAGAACCTGACAAACGTGCTGACGGCCAAGTTGGCGCCCGGCCTGGATCAGGTTGTTCGTCGCCTGCTTGAACTCGAGCGCGATCATCCAGATATCGCCGGCGCGATTGGAGGCATCACCCTTGCTGTCGGAGAGTTATCCAAGGCGTTTGGCGGGCTTGGCGGCATCCTCGCGGGCATGGCTGGGCTCAACATCATCAAGCGCCTGTTTGGTGGCGACACCAAGGCTCTACGCGCAGCAGTCGAAGAACTGAAAGCGGCCAGGGCCGGAGGGGCAATGGCCTCGGCGGCTACAAGCGCAGCGTCAGTCTCGGGCGCTGGCGTCCTGAGCCGACTTATGTCGTACGGCGGTGCGATCTTCGCGGGATTGAAGCTGAACTCGGAGATCAACAGCAGCCAAAACGAAATGAACGCCGTTGCGGACGCGGTGAAGAAAGGGTCCGTCACAAACTCCCCTCTGTTCGATGCAATGGCATCGAGCGTGGCGAAGATCGAGCACGCTGATTATGGGCAGATGGGCGGCTCAAGCGGTAAGTATGCGGGCCGCTATCAAATGAGCCCCGACGCCATCAAGGAAGCAGCAGGCCAACTCGGGGAGACCGCGCCAACTCAGGCGGCTTTCCTCTCTGAGGCGAGCAGTTCCGGAACCTCGGATGCGGTGCGCAATTTCGGCACCGGTGTCTGGTTCAACGGGCAAGCCGCGACATCGAACTACGCCCTGACCGATGACGCGTACAGACGCCTGATTTTCGCAAAGGCGGCTGCCAATATCACAGACGGGTCGATAACGTCCCTCAACGCGATTGTCATGACGCTCTTCGGCGACAAAGGCAGATGCTACGTCGCTGACAACCTCGATATGTCCCTGACATACTCGTTCGGTTTTGCCCCCACGCCAGTCGATCTGGCGATTATCTATCGATCCGGGGTGCTGCCATGCCCTGCGGGCGTACAATATCAGTACGTATTTATTCCTGCTGGGGTCGTAGGCAATGACTTCAAGTGGGATATCTCGTGAGTGCACCATGAAACAATCAGATTTTGCCCCGATGTTCCCTGAGGTTTGGGGGGCATCCGCAGACGCGCAATATATCCAGTTCCCGATCCCTTCGAGCACGACGATTACCGGTCGAGCGAGTTTGGATTTGGGTTTTCCTCCTAGCACCATGACGCCCCCTGAAGCGGGAGGGGCTTATCCCTTCGGAGCCGATGTGAATGGCGGCTTCCGCATGTGCTCGACATCAGCGCGGAATTTCGAAGGCGGCATTATTCCACCCTATTCATCATCTTACGCTCAGGAGATCGGTGGATATCCCCAGGGCGCCAGGGTCGCAGATGCGACGACGCTTGGGTCATTCTGGATCTCCACCGCCGACGACAACCTGACGACGCCCGGCGCCTCAGGCGCCTCATGGGTCAGCCTGTTCGCTCCTGTTCAGCAGGGGCGTCTGCTGAATGTGCAGATGATAACCGCCAGTCAGGCCTATGCTCCTACCACCGGGGCAACATACGCGCTTTGCGACATGGTATCAGGTGGCGGCGGCGGCGGCGGCGCTCCTGGCGCAAATGACGGATCGAAATTCGCTGCGGGCACAGGTGGACAGGCAGGGTCGTGGCTTCGGTTCCGCATTGCCGTGAACCAGATTGCAGGCCTTTACATCACGATAGGCGTGGGTGGAGCGGGAGGCGCGAGCGGACAAAACGGCGGGACCGGAGGCGATACTTCTTTCGGGTCGTTTTATCGTGTCTATGGCGGGCCCGGGGGCCAAGGGGGCACCATTCTCTCTGCTCCGGGGGCCGGGCTGGTTCTGGCATCGTCTCAGGCTGCGCCGGTAGGCAACACGATCGCCTCTGCGCTGGGGGGTGGGCCCGGTTCATGGATGGCGGTGACGGGCCTGGTCGGATTTGGATCCAAGGGTGGAGACAGTCATTTCGGCCCCGGAGGTTACATGGGCCCGGGCCAAAGCGGCGCTACCTACGGGGGTGCTGGCGGAAGCGGGGCGGGCGGAGCGGGCGCGTTCACCCCAGGCAATTATACGAACGGTCTCCCGGGGGCGGCGGGCGGGAGTGGGCTTGTAATCATCTACGAGTACAGTTGAGAGGATCGAATGAGCCAGGAAAGCATCCCCACATCGACCAGCGCGGACATTTATGCGGTCTATCGCACTGTAGCTGATGGTGATCAGCCCATTGGATATGTCGCAAATAACATTCTTTGGGACGGCGTATCTTCTTATGAGCCGGGAAACGGCCTAGCCATGGTTGCAGACCCTGACCGCCTGTACCCGATCGGCAGCACCTACCCCGCCACTACGACATCAAGCGGCGCAGCGGAGTAATTACCCATGACATGGCGCCCATCAGCGCGGATCGTGCGCCCTGGCGGCTGCGCGACCGCACAACTGCGCGGTTTGGCCCTGCAGCCCCTGCTCGTGTGGCCTGACAGCAATCTCAATGGCGGGGCTGATTACAGCGTCGATTTCGCCGGAGTTCTCTCCCCGGGTGAAACAGTGCAGAGCTTCGCGTTCGATACTGGCGGCTTTGGGACACAGGCATGGACATATCTGTCCGGCACCATCTGCACCGCCTGGTTCTCATGGACGCAGGCGGGCAGTGCAACGGTGAATGTCTGCGCGCTTGGAAGTTCAGGCGCGACGTATCAGGTGGCCGTTGCGATTTCGATCAACGGCACCGCTGCCCTGATTGCTGACGTTCCACCAGCTCGCCCCACATGACCGCTCTCCAAACTCCCTCAATCCGCAACAGTCGGGCCGCCCCTCATCGGGCGGCTTTTTTATTGGAGGCGACATGAGCGCCGTAACTGATGACGCCCCTGCCTACGTCACAAGAGGCGAATTTTCTGACGTGAGACAGGATGTCAAAACCCTCGAACGCCAGATGGTTGAAGTTCAGACAACACAGGGTGCCCAGAGTGGGCAGCTATCGCAAATCATCATGAATCAGGATGCTCAGACTGCCATGATCCGTAGTCAAGGCAATGTCCGCGCGATGATTGTATCGGCCTGTTCGGGCCTTGGCGGCGGCTCAGCAGTGGGCCTTGACGCTCTGCTGCACAGCTTGGGTAAGATCTGATGCCCGGCATCGACATCGCCATCTCCCTGATCTCGCGAGACGACTTCGAGGGGCTGAGCCTCAAGCCCTATCTCTGCCCGGCTGACTACTGGACGATCGGCTACGGCAATCGGTTCCTGTCGGACGGATCGCCGGTCACTTCCACCACGAAACCGATCACCCAAGCGCAGGCTCTGGATCTGCTCCGGCAAACGGTGATGGCTCAGCAGGTCAAGCTGCGCGCCTTCGTCACGGTGCCCCTGACGGACTATCAGGAGGGCGCTCTGCTCTCCTGGCAATTCAATGTCGGCAGTAATGCCGCACGCGCCTCGACGCTCGTCAGGTTGCTCAATCAGCGGCGCTATGTCGCGGCGGCTGCGCAGTTCCTCGTATGGGACAAGGCTACGGTGAACGGCCAGCTTGTTGTCCTGCCTGGGCTTCAGCGCCGCCGAAGGGTCGAAAGCGGTGTATTCCTCGGGCGTAGCGTGCAAGACATAGGTGACGCATGAAGCGTATCCTCCTCACGATGCTGGCCGTGATGGCATCTCCGGCCATGGCATCTCCGGCCATGGCATCCCCGTTCAATTCCACGCCAGAATGGAAATCGTATCAGCAAACCGGCAACCCGGCCGATATCGTGTCGTCTCCGCAGGTGGCAGCCGTTTTCGGAACCAAAATCGACGCCACCAACGGTCAGGCGCAGAACCTTCAGATCCAGGGTGGCAACCAGACAGTTACTGCCCCAGCAGGAGACAACGGAACATTCATCGCGAACACAGGCTACGTGGATCGCGCCGCTGCCAACCTGCTGAGCGTGGTGCAGGCGGGCTTTCTCGCCAACACGGGCGGCACAGTTTCGGGAGCCACAACGTTTCAGCAATCCGTGAATCTCAATGGTGGGGTGCAGAACGTCACCCCGGCAGCCAGTGACAATGGAACGAGCATCCCGAACACGTTCTACGTGACCCGGGCGGTTGCGAATGCTTTGGCTTCGATCTTGGCAGACCCCACGAAGATCGGGTTTCAGGTCACATACAAGACGACGATCAACGTCTGCCCAACCGGCTGCACCTACAGCGACCCGACAGTGGCGTGGGCGAACGCTATCAACCAGGCCCACAAGCTGAATGGAACGTTGCTCATAGAGATCGATATCGCTGACGGTACCTACAACCTCGCGAATAATTTCTACGTGCCCGACCCCATGGGCAAGTTCATCAACGTGATCGGGGACACGACAAACCCGCAGAACGTGGTTTTGAACTTCACCAACACAAAGGGGAATAATTTCAACGCCGTAGATGCTTCGAAC